AAGGCAATTCGGGTCATGCGTACAACTTAGTGAGTTAACAAAAGATCCTCGTAATTATATCAAAGCAATCGGCAATATCTACGAGAATCCAGAATTATTGGAGGCGACATGAAACAAAAACTAATCAATGATCTAAACGACATTATCGCCGACTCTACTACCATTAAAGAGAGCGAGAGGCGATTGCTAAAAGTTTTGGTTGAGTATATCAAAGATTATATTGATTGATGGAGGATGGATGAGTGGGAAGAAACGATTATCTAATCAATGAACTAGACAGAAAGTTTGCAAATTATCCGAATTACAACAAAGAGATTGCTATTCGTAAAGAAGAACTCAAGATGCGTGAAGCGGATGAGAATATCGGTGGTGGCAAGAGTAATATCAGAAGTAATCCAGTTGAGATACAGGTCATTAAAGAGTTGTCTGATCCTTACATTGTCAATCGGCAGCTTTGGAAGAAGTGCATCAAGGAAACGTTAGAAGAACAGGACTGTGATATTCGCAAGCTTATGGAATTGAAGTATTGGGGTGCGGATAGTTGGATGGATTGGGCTTCATTTGGCATAAAGCATGGATATGCTAAACGAACGATATACCGAGTTAGACAAAAAGTTTTAATGGATTTTGGAAGAAGAATTGGTGAAATAAATTAATTTGGCACAAAAACATGTAGTTGTGCCATGTCAATAGGGGTTAAACTGGTATAGTAGATAATTTATCAAGCGGACGATTCAACCTTTTACTGACATGAAAGTTTCTCCTTTCTGAATTTTAAACATACAACGTCTCGCTTGATAAGTTATCACCTTTTTGACTACACTGCCACTCTGCGGAAACAGAGAAGGCAACATCTGCACAATGTATTTAACGAGCTTTTAGGTGCAGTTAGAAGCTTATTGACGGCACAACCAAAAAATAAAAAGTGAATGGAGTTGAAAAGCTCCGTTTCTTCTAAATCTCAATGTGTCGTCTTATGTCACTGTGGTAATAGGACCATCAGACTGGCTTCGAAGCTGGCAGTGACTTAGAGATTGAGCAATAAGCACGAGGCAATCAGACCACTGAATTATCCCAGGGCTTTTGCTTGGATAAACAATCTCAAACAGCGCTAGAGGTAGCTCCTCTGGTTGACGTGTAGCTCAGTTGGAAGAGCGCCTGACTTTTAATCAGGAGTTTGCGGGTTCAATTCCCGTCACGTCAATAGGAATTGAATGATGGTCATAATTGACTAAACACTGCAATGACAGCAGGCGTGTAATTGTTGATTCCTTCTTTACACATTTTGAAACAACGTGTTGGAACGTTGGGCGTGGAAGGATTTATTCTGAAACGTTTAAACATTGGCTATCTAGTCATAGCCTTATCGGTCAGTAAGCGGGGAAGGACAATCTAAACCGCCTCTGCTGACAATACATATTTGGTTAGATGGCCGGAGTTAGCAATTACACTAATTCCACGATGGCTTGGATAGAATCGGTAACCCTGTATATCTAATACATATACAAGATCGCTTCGGTGGTCTTTTTATTTTACGAGGAGGTTATTAAATGCAAATTCTAATGAAGTCGGTTGATGAATTGATACCTTATATAAACAACCCTCGAAACAACGATGATGCAGTGGACGCGGTGGCGTCTAGCATCAAGAATTTTGTGTTTAAGGTTCCGATAGTAGTAGACAGGTCAAACGAAATTGTAAATGGCCACACGAGGCTAAAAGCGGCAAAAAAACTAGGGCTTGTTGAAGTGCCAGTGATCGTGGCGGATGATTTGACCCCGGAATAAATCAAGGCGTTTCGTTTGGCTGATAACAAGGTAGCTGAGATAGCTGAATGGGACGACAGTATGCTTTTGTCGGAACTAGAAGAACTCACTGAACTAGAGTTTGATATGACCCAGTTTGGATTTGATGATCTTAATTTCGTCGATGAAACAATCGAAATCGTTGAGGATGAGTTCGATGGGGAACCACCAGAAGAACCTAAATCTAAGCTAGGGGATATATACCAACTCGGTAGACACAGACTAATGTGCGGGAGCAGCATTGATAAAAAATCGGTAAAAACATTAGCGGACAGTAACGTTATGGACTTAGTATTTACAGACCCGCCTTATGGTATGAATGCTGTGTCAAAGAGTGGGGTGTTATCCAAGACTTACGGCACTGACATAATGAATGATGATAACAACGATGTAGCGGTTGAAAGTTTCATTTTATCTCAAGAATTATTCGGAAACGCAAAGCAAGTATGGTGGGGCGCTAATTATTACTCTCACGGGCTGCCGGATTCAGAGTGCTGGATAGTTTGGAATAAAAATAATGGCGGATCTGACCAAACAGATGCCGAGCTTGCGTGGACTAATTTTAGGAGTGTGGTGAGAATGTTCACATTAGCAAGTGAAAAGACAAACCGTGTACATCCCACACAAAAACCAGTTAAACTCATCGCTGATATATTTAATAAATTTGACAAAGAAAACATATTCGACCACGTCATCGATTTATTCGGTGGCAGCGGTAGCACCTTGATGGCATGTGAGCAAACTAATAAAACGTGCTACACAATGGAACTCGACCCGAAATACGTTGATGTGATTATAAAACGATGGGAAGAATTTACAGGAGAAAAAGCTAAAAAAATTAATTAGGGTACAAGCCGAAATCTCGGGAACTTGCAACGAAGTATTACGAGAGGAGGCTTTATTTATAAGACTGGCTCATTCGCCAGTCTTTTTTACATATTTTAAAGACATGAAGGAGGATTGCTAATGGATGGGAAATTCAAAATACGAAACACATGTTAAGCCCTATTTTGACGATATATTCTATTGGCGTTCTCATGGTTGGGATTTGTCGCGTATAGCCGTTGAGTTAGGTGTAGCGGAGTCCACTTTTATGAAGTACAAAAAAGAGATTCCGGAGTTTTCGGAGCTATTAAAAAAAGCGGACAAATCTAAGCCGCGTAATATCTCTTTAAAAGCCGAAAAAGCATTGAAGGATAAATTAGTCGACCGAGAGTTCGAAGAGGTACAAACAGAGCAGTGGGTGGATAATAACGGCAAGGTGACAAAGAAACACATTAAAAAAATAAAGAAAACAATACCCGCTGATACAACGGCGGTTATTTTTGCGTTGAAAAGCAATGATCGTGAACGGTATGGTGAACGCGACTTGCTCGACAAACGGATTGAATTGCTTGAGAAACAAATCGAGAAACTAGAAGCGGAATTACGATTAGACAAACCAACAGAAGAAAAAATAGACGAGCTGTTAGACACGATTGTAGGTGAAATTGATGGCGGTTAGCGATATATACACAGCAAAACAGCTAGAAGTCTTAAAGGCCACGCAAAAACAAGACTGGTTTATTTTGGGGAATGACGGAGCAAAGCGTTCTGGTAAAACAGTAATAAACAACGATTTATTTTTACTTGAGTTGAAGCGAGTTAAAAAGATAGCGACTGCAGAGGGCGTTAATGAGCCGATGTATATTTTAGCCGGGTTTTCTTCGGCTACAATTCAGACGAACATTTTGCAAGAACTGTATAACAAATACGGACTAGATATTAAATTCGATAAGCATAACAACTTTAGACTTTTTGGTGTCAAAGTTATTCAAACTTTTACAGGCACGATTGCAGGGCTTGGAGCAATCCGAGGCATGACAAGTTATGGCGCTTACATCAATGAAGCATCGTTAGCTAAACAGGAAGTGTTCAAAGAAATCATTTCCCGATGTTCGGGAACAGGCGCAAGAATTATATTTGATACTAACCCAGACAACCCGGAACATTGGTTAAAAAAAGAATATATAGATCAAGCGGCGGTAAATGGTAACATTCTATCGTTTCACTTCACGCTAAACGACAACACGTTTTTATCTGATCGATATCGTAAAAATATCATGGCGGCAACTCCGAGCGGTATGTTTTACGACCGGGATATTAAGGGGCTGTGGGTATCTGCGGAAGGCGTTGTATATCAAGATTTTGATGCTAGCAAGCACTACATCCAGTCAAAAGACTTACCACCTTTGAGCAACTTTTATTGTGGTGTTGACTGGGGATATGAACACTGGGGTTCAATCGTAGTTATAGGTGAAACGGATGACGGAACAGCTTATTTAATCGAAGAACATGCTACTCAATTTGAAGAGATTGATTATTGGGTAGACATAGCAAAAGGCATTCAAGAGCGATATGGCTCACGAGTGCCTTTTTATTGCGATAGTGCTTAACAAACCGGGCACTTAACCTTGTGAATTGCTGGGACACCCTTAGAGCCTTGAATACCAAAGTGTAACAATTTCAAGGATTGGGCAATCAGCAGCCATTTCTTTTCTTTTATAGTTTATTGTGATATAATTAAACCACACACAATAAACGGAGGGAATAAGATGATAAAACTAAATACGATTACGGGATTTGAAGATTATAGCGACATATACTGGGTAACGAAAAAAGGTGAAATACTTTCCGAAAGAAAGGGTATGCAACCGATAAATAAGAGGATTACAAAACCAACCAAAAAGAGCAAGAATAGGTATTATGAAGTTTGCTTAATGACAAAAAGCAAAAAGAAGAAATACACAAAGATTCACAGGTTGGTAGCAAAAGCGTATATCCCTAATCCATTGGACAAACCGCAGGTAAATCATAAGGACGAAAACGGGTTGAACAATGATGTTGATAACTTAGAGTGGACGACACCCAAGGAAAACAGTAGATACACTAACGCAAAAGAAGTTTACTGTTACAACATGAACGGATTAGTAAAGGTGTACTCTAGTATTACGGATGTGACAAAGGATGGATTCAATAAAGGACACGTTGCTTCTTGTTGCAGAATGGACATCCCAAAAGGACGAAAATACCCAGTTGTAAGGCATAAAAATCATGTATTTAGTTTTAATAAATTATCTTTAGAAGAAGTGGTTCAACGACTATCGAAACCAAAGCATTTTAAACCTGATGGGTGGAGTGCTTGGAAGTAGAGTACACTACAAGCGAATGGTAGTGGAAGCGCAAGGCACACGAAAGCGTGTGAAAATATAGTCTAATCTCATAGGAAACTGTGAGCAGTCGAAAGACGGTTAGGAATTTGCGATTCCTAGTGAATACAATGCGACCAGAACACGTTGCCAGATTCCAACGCGAACATATCAGAGCATCTAACGCAGACAAAGCGAGATTGTCGGGTGTCGAAGCTGTTGCAAAACGATTTAAGACTAATTCATTACTTGTCTGCCGAGACAAAGTATCAAAGTTTAGAGATGAGATTTACCAATATGTTTGGGATAAAAAGAGTGGAGAACCAATTAAGCAATACGATGATGTGTTAGATGCTTTGCGATATGCAATCTACACGCACCATAAACCTAAAGCAAGAGCCAAAGGATTTAAAGGAGGACTGTAATTTTGCTATTAAATAACGATAGACTAACGCCACCAAAAATCATGACGTTTGATCGAGACGATGACATTACGCCAGCAGTCATTGCCAAATTCATGCGTATCCATCAGCTAGAATTACCACGGTATCAATATTTGATGAATTGCTACAAAGGACAAATGGAGATTTACGACTATGCTAAAAAGGACAATTACAAGCCAGATAATCGACTAGTAGTCAACTTCCCGAAATACATTACCGATACGTTTACCGGCTATTTTAACGGTGTCCCGATTAAAAAGAGCCATCCAGACGATACTTACAACCAAGCCATCACAGCATTTGACGGTTTAAACGACATGGAGGACGAGGAGTCAGAACTTGCTAAAATGGCGTGTGTCTATGGCCGTTGCTACGAGTTTATGTATCAAAATGAAAATACAGAAACGTGCGTGGTTTACAACAGCCCAGAAGATATGTTTATGGTTTATGACAATTCCGTCAAACAATCACCATTGTTCGCAGTACGTTATGGGTTTGACGAAGACAACAAGCTTGAAGGTGAATATTATGGACCAGATGAAAACAGAAAACTGACTGGCTCTGTGTCTGAGCTGAAATTTGGTGATGAACTAACTAAACAATATGACGAGTTGCCAGTCACCGAGTTCTATTTTAACGAGGAACGCATGAGCATTTTTGAGTCGGTCATCTCACTATTTAATGCGTTTAACAAAGCAATCAGCGAAAAAGCGAATGATGTGGAATACTTTAGTGACCAATATCTTGCGTTTTTAGGTGCAGAAGTAGATGGTGACGATCTAAAAGAAATCCGCGAGAACCGAATCATCAACTACTATGGCACTGAAGCAACTCGTGTTGATGTTAAGTTTTTAGACAAGCCAGACAGTGACGAACAAACAGAACACTTGCTAGACCGCCTGCAAAAGCTAATTTTCCAAACGTCTATGGTGGCAAACATCTCGGACGAATCCTTCGGTAGTAGCTCAGGAACAGCCTTAGCCTACAAACTGGAGGCAATGAGTAATCTGGCGTTAGCTTTCCAGCGCAAGTATCAATCAGCCTTAAACAAGCGTTACAAGCTATTTAGTAGTCTTGCTACTAACGTGCCTGTTAGCCAATCTGAGGCATGGCGAGAGTTGGAGTATACATTTACCCGCAACGAGCCAAAAGACATCAAGAGCCAAGCGGAAACGGCTCAAATGCTGATGGGCATCACCTCGGAAGAAACAGCGTTGTCCGTCTTGTCTGTCGTGTCAGATACTAAAGCCGAGTTGGAAAAGATTGAGGCGCAAAAGCCGAAAGTTCCTTACGACTTTGAGAAAGGAGCGGATGAAGATGAAAGCACGAAAGAAACCAGTTGATGTAGAAGTTTCAATGTGGAACGGATTAAACCTACGAGAGATACAGGATTTTGTCGGTAAAAGTTTGAAATGTGAAATTTATGACTTAGCGTGGCAAGTTGGAAAAGGCGTCCCTAAAGCTAGTTTGAAGATAGAAACTTTAGAGGGAGAGATGAATGTGTCTAAAGGTGATTACATCATCAAAGGTGTTCATGGTGAATTTTATCCGTGCAAACCAGATATCTTTCTTGAGACCTATGAAATCATTGAGGACTAGCCTATGAACTCACAAGACTATTGGCGCAAACGTGAAGAGAAATGGATAGCTCAGCAGATTAAAGATGATGCGAAACAGTCCAAAGTGATTGTCGAAAAATATCAACGAGCGCTTGACCAAATCGAGAAAGAAATCTCAGCTAATTGGGAGCGGTTCACTGGCAAAGAAGGTGTCACGCTTTCTGAAGCTAAGAAGATGGCATACGAGATGGACGTGAAAGATTTTGCTAGAAAGGCGAAGCAGTACATTAAAGACAAAGAAAATAGGAAGAGC